GAGTGGCAAACTGACAGCTTGGCATCAACAAGCACAACAGCCATCATCGATGGTGATGATGTATCGTCTTTTGACGCGACATCTGCAACGACCCGCGTCGGTAACTACACACACATCCGTCGTCGCACAACTATTGTCGCTGACAACCTTGCCGCGCAAGACCTTGCAGGCCGCAACGACGAATTGAGCTATCAAATCGCAAAACGCGGAAAAGAGCTCAAGCGTGACATCGAAGCCACTCTGACAGACAATAATGCTCAGGTTGCAGGCAACTCTTCAACCGCACGCGAAACGGGTGGCCTTGGTGCGTGGATTGCGACCAACGAAAACGTCGGAACCGGCGGTGGACTGACAACTGGCGACGGTACAACCGCGCGTACAGACGGTACTCAGCGCGATTTCACTGAAGCCATGCTGAAAGACGCGATGCAGCAAGCATTCGTTTCTGGCGGTCAGCCAACAATCCTCATGGTGGGACCACACAACAAGACGGTCGTATCAGGATTTGCTGGTATCGCGGCTCAGCGTTACATGGCGCCAAGCGACAGTCCAACGACAATCATTGGTGCGGCAGACGTTTACATGTCCGACTTCGGCACCTTGAATGTGGTTGCAAACCGCTTCTCGCGTGAGCGCGATGCGTGGCTGCTGGACCCAGAGTATGCATCTGTATGTTACCTACGTCCGATCCAAAACGTAGAGCTCAGTAAAACCGGCGATGCCTCCAAGTCTATGGTCATCGCGGAGTTCGGCTTGAAGGTTCTCAACGAAGCGGCGCACGCCGTCGTGGCAGACCTCAACGTATCATAAGTCTAAGCGGGGCGGCTTCGGTCGCCCCCTTGCTTTGGAGATAGGCATGAAGAAGCGTTTATTTGGCCACGATCCACTTACCGGCGTCACAGAGTATTGGCACGTCACGGATAAGGGAGAGTACGTCATTGAGAAGATACAGGACGTCACGTCAATTGTTGAGGCGAACAAACGCCAATACAATGAGGCGCCGCAAAAATACGGTGATATGAATAAGGTGGCGTCGATCCCTCTTTCAGTGTATTATGAGCTCAAGCGCCAAGGGATTGCCGACGACCCAAAGGCATTTAGGAAGTGGTTGAATGATAGCAATAATCAGGCGTTCAGAACGCGATTAGGCACGCTGTAATGAAGCTACATTATAGACAGCCGTCAAGGAGATAGGCATGGCACTAGTAACATATGCAGACTTGAAAACTGCAATTGGAGATTGGTTGAACCGCGCCGATCTCGACCAAAAAATACCTGACTTCATCAGCCTCGCGGAGAGCACGCTAAACGACGTTTTGCGGCAAGCTGATATGATTACACAGTCAACCGGCGTCACGATCACGTCTGGGCGGGCAACCCTGCCGGCGGATGCGCTTGAGGTTGTTTACGCGCAGGTTGGGTCTACGGAAGACGAACCGCTGGAACAAATTTCTCCACAACAACTTACGATGCTTCGCAGAACGCGCACCCGCGATGCCGCAAATCCGCGTTTCTTTGCAATCATTGGGCGCCAGATTGTAGTCACGCCTACGCCGTCGTCAGGCAGCTTGGACATTGACTACTACCAGCGCATCCCAACCCTTGTGGGTGGCTCTGAGAGCGGAACAAACTGGCTTTTGACTGATGCGCCGCACGTTTATCTATACACGTCACTGTTGCATGCAACGCCGTTCCTCATGGATGACGCGCGCTATCAAGTGTTCCAGAACACCGTGTCTCAGCAAGTCATGGCATCCGTCAAGTCGCAGCAAACTCTGTCTCTTGATGACATGAAGTCCGCGGGCTTTAGCCTACGGGCGCCGACTGACCTTGCCGCGCAAGCGATGGACGCGAAAGCCGCTGTCAGCAACGCTGCAAATAACATGTAAGGTGCGCAATGCCGTCTACTTATTCAGAGCTAAAAGACCAAGTTATAAACTTTCTAAATAACATGGCGGCAGAGCAAACTGTTGACACGTTCATTGACTTGGCAGAGGCAGACATGTCGCGTCGTGTGCGCCATTGGCGCATGGAAAAGCGTAGTACGGCAGATCTGGACACGCAATATAGCACTCTGCCCACTGACTTTTACGAGCCGATCAGGCTCAGTATTACGAGCGGCAACACACACCGCTTGGAATTGGTCAGTCAAGGCGAGATGATGGACAAGCGGATGCGCGGATTAAACACTGCCGCGCGTCCAAAATACTACGCTTTAACGGATGGCACGATTGAGGTGTATCCCACGCCGGATACAACGTATACCTTAGAAATGGTGTATTATTCAAAAATCGTTCCACTGGATAGCATTAACACAAGCAACTGGCTGCTAACATATTTTCCAGACGCCTACCTGTACGGTACGCTTATGCATAGCGCGCCGTACTTGGGCGAAGACGCCAGAATGCAGGTTTGGTCTGCGTTGTATGAAAAGGCAATTAATGGTATCAATGCAGACAGCGATAAGGCAAAATTTGGTGGTTCCGGCCATCGCATCAAAATAAGGAGCTACTAAATGGCAAGTTTAGGTGATCGCGTTTTTGACAACGGTCTGACCGTTTTGGACACGGAAGCGAATAAAATTACAATCACGTCTCAGGAAGCAACGACATACGCTAACGGTAATTCTACATATGCGCTGGGGTCCAGTACCTCACTATCAATCGGCGCACCCGCTGATCGGTCTGGCGGCGGTCGTGAAGTAACCGTTGCTGCAATTTCAGACGGCAGCGTCAGCGGTACTGGCACGGCAACGCACTATGCTATCTTGGATACAACAAACTCAAGGCTGCTTGCAACTGGCAGTTTATCGGCGTCTCAATCTGTGACTACCGGAAACTCCTTCACATTAGCATCTTTCAAAATTGGCATCCCAGATCCCGCATAAGAGGTAAATCATGGCGCTCATTGTCGCTGATCGCGTACAAGAAACCACGACCACAACGGGAACTGGAACCTATACTCTTGCGGGTGCTAAAGATGGGTTTCAGTCCTTTGCGGCTGTAGGTGATGGTAATACTACGTATTATGCCTGTACTGATGGCACAGACTATGAGGTTGGTATTGGTACTTATACTGCGACAGGGACAACCCTTGCCAGAACTACGATTATCGAAAGCTCTAATAGTGATCTTGCTGTAAGTTGGGGCGCTGGTAGCAAGGATATTTTCGTTACATCCCCTGCTGACAAGACTTTGCTGGTGGGTCGCAATCTATATGTAGATAATCCTAATAATGGTGACGCTCCATCTACCGCAACAGGGACTAATTCCATTGCTATTGGACCATTAGGAACCAGCACAGGGATAAATAGTGTAAGTATTGGATCAAGTGCAGATGCTACTGGAAACCAAGCATATAGTTTTGGTGTTAATTCGACAGCATCTGGATTACGTTCTATTTCTTGGGGATCAAGTTCATATACAAATAATACTGATGCTGTAGCAATTGGGCCAAGTGCACAAGCACAGTCAGTTGGTGGACTTGCATTGGGACACGATGCAACAGTAATTAGTGGTGCACAAGCAGTTGCAATAGGGGATAGTCGGGCAGATGGCGCAGACAGCTTTGCTGCTGCTATAGGCAACAACACCTCCAGCTATGGTGCTACTGGTGCTAATAGTATTGCGATAGGGCGTTTAAGCAAAGCCTCTGGCGCTGACAGTTTTGCTATAGGTGATAACAATATTGTAGCTAATACCGATGCATTTGCTTTAGGCAATACAAACAATGTTACTGGAAGTACAGGTATTGCTATAGGCACCAATCATACAGTCAGCGGCACTTTAGCAGCTTGTATCGGCGGTTCTACATCTACTGCATCCCAGACCTACGCAATGACATTTGGCCCATATGCTAAGGCGGCTGTTCAAAACGCATTTATCTTTGGTTCTAAGGGATGGTTTTCTGCTGGTTCAGCACAAGGTGGCATATATATTTTGTACGCAGACACCACAGATGCAACATCAGAAGTGTTGACCACTACGAACAGCACAGCAGCATCAACTAATCAAATCGTAGCTGCCTCTGACACTTGTATTATGTTCTCAGGAACGATTGTAGCAATGCAGAATGGCGCACAGGATCAAGGTGGTTGGGAGATTAAAGGCTTGCTGAAGAATGATGGTGGCACGACTACTTTGGTAAGCAGCAACATACAGACCTTTGCTGATGGTAATGGTTGGACTGTGGCTCTGTCAGCAGATAACACAAATAATGCACTAGCGATTACCTGCACAGGAGAGGCCGCACATAATATTCGTTGGGTCGCTAATATTTCAACCTCAGAGGTGACGTATGCGTAGGAGTAATAAATAATGGGATCAATAAATATTGATAACACTGGCTCTGGCGCAGACGTAACACTTTCTAGTGACGGTACTAGCCTCTTACTTGGGGGAACTGCAATAGGTGGTGGTGCTGATCTTTATGCCGCTAATCCCTCAAGTGCTACTGATCCTGTAGCAAGTGGTGCAAATGCTGTGGCGATTGGGGATGGCGCTACTGCATCAGGTAGCGATTCGTATGCAATTGGTAATGGTGTAACAGCTAGTGCTGATAGGTCTATTGCTATTGGAGAAGGTACGAACAACGCCAGCCAATCTGTTCTGATTGGATTTTCAACAGGTAACACAGTTTCTGGAAGTCAAGCTGTTGGAATTGGCAGGTTTGTTACAGCATCAGGAACAGGTTCGTTAGCGATTGGCGGTTCTGTTGCCGCCACATCCAACTATGCTTCAGCTATTGGCAGAAACTCATCTAATGGCGGCTCCCAAGCAGTTACTGGCGCAGGTGCTATGGCCCTTGGCGGCTCATACGCCTCTGGTGCAGACAGCTTTGCAGCAGCAATCGCAAACAATACCTCTAGCTACGGTGCTACTGGTGCTAATAGTATTGCTATTGGTAAACAGGCCAAAGCAAGTTCAAATGAAGCTGTTGCTATTGGTGGTAATTTTCAAACTGCAAGTGCTTTATATGCTTCAACAATAGGCGGTACATTTAATACCAACCAAGGCAGTAGGGCAATTATTGCGGGTGGTCAATCCAACACAATATCAACTGCTGCCCAATATGGTGTAATTGTTGGTGGTAACAATAATAATGTTACGGGAGATAGAGGTGTAATTGTTGGTGGGGCTAACAATGAAGCCAATGCTTTTCATACTTTTGCTACGGGTGAGTATGCAAAGGCTGCTGAAATAGGTAAGCTCGCAAGAGCCACTGGAAGGTTTTCTGCTGATGGTGATGCGCAAGGGGGTCAGTTTATCCTTCGTGCAGATACGACAGATGCAACGGCAACCGTTCTTACAACAAATAATAGCACGGCAGCATCAACTAACCAAATTGTAGCAGCATCTGATACCTGCATTACCTTTGACGGTACAATCACTGCCATGCAGAACGGCGCACAAGCCTATGCCTCTTGGAAGATCGAAGGATTGCTGGTCAATGACGGTGGCACAACAACACTTGCTAACAGCGCAACAACAGTAATCTCAAATTCATCTAGTTGGGGTATGGCTCTGTCGGCAGATAATACAAACAATGCTTTGGCTATTACCTGCACAGGTGAGGCAGCGCATAACATTCGTTGGGTGGCAAATATCAGAACCACCGAAGTGACTTACGCCTAAAGGAGAAACTAACAATGGCTATTGAAAATAATATCGCAGAAGGGGCAAGCCAATATGGTATCGCCTTTAACAATGCATACTACCGTATCGTAACGGCAAGTGTATCACGTCAACGTGGCACTGACCCTAAGTTTTCTGTAATGATTGACTTGTCAGCATATGCTACAAGCACACCTACAGATGATACTCGTGAGGTAGACTTTAAGCGCTATCACGCAAACCTAGATGATGTGCAAGCATCCTCTGGCGATGCTTTCTTGGACAAGTGCTACGCTTGGGTTATGGCTCAGGACGATATGGCGGGATCAACGGCAGTATAGGACTGACACATGTCTTTAGTGTTATCGCACGTATCAACTACAGATATTACATCGTCTGTTTCTAGTGTTACCCTTTCCTTGCCTAGTGATTTTTCTATTTTTCAATTACTAGGAGAAGATATAACTGGATCTGGAACTTTGACTTTTTATATGAGGGTATCAACAGATAATGCCTCTACTTTTAAGTCAGGTTCTACTGATTACAATTGGGCTGGTAGATATAGATATGCTGGCAATAGTGGTGGTGGTTCGGCTAATATAGGCGCATTAAGCGGGGCTTCGCATATCCAGTTTATGCAAAATCATGGAAGCACTCAAGATGGTTATGCTTTTAATTACTATCTTTATGGAGCAAATAATTCTTCTCTTAGATTTATGGTGCATGGAAGTTACACTGGCGTAGATACGAATTTAGTATCAGATGGTAGGGTATCTGGTTCATATAATGCAACTACTGCTGTTACAGATATACAGCTTTCTATGGCTAGTGGAACTATAGAAAGTGGTAAAATTAGATTGTATGGGGTAGCATAATGCAAAAGTATGTAAACGGTATATTGACCGACATGACAGCAGAAGAAATAGCTGCACGTCAAGCTGAAGAAGCTGCATGGGCTGCTGGTGCTAACGATAGGGCTGCTGCCGATAATAGAGAAAAGAGAAACCAGCTTATCGCTGAGACAGATTACTTTGCTTTGACTGATGTTGCTCTTACTGCGGAAATGACAACGTATCGCCAAGCCTTACGTGACATTACCTCTCATGCAAACTGGCCTAATCTTTCTGATAGCGACTGGCCCTCTAAGCCTACGGAGTAACTAAATGTTTGGTTTGCACCCCATAGCTGCTGCGCCTTTTGCGGACGCGGGTGTAACTCAAGTTGTTTACGAGCTTACCGCTTCTGCTATCACGTCTGGTGCGCCTGTTTTGGGCGAACCTCAAGCGCTTATTTTCACTCCACTAACCGCAAACGATGTTACAACACAAGCGCCAGAGTTGGCTTCTACGCAAATCACTCAGGGTCACGTTCTTACCGCTTCCGACATCACTTCTGCCGCTCCTGTGGTGGATGATCTCACAATGTCAGAAGAGGAAACGCTTGCGGGTGATGACATCACAACGGGTGCGCCTGTCATTGACAACGTGGTGTTCCTACAAGAGCATGTTTTGGCTGGTGATGGATTTGTGGCTGGCTCTCCTGTTGTTGGGTCATCAAGCATTACTCAAACGCACGTTCTAACGCTTTCTGACGTTACGGCTGGCGCTGTAGAAATCCAAAGCCCAAGCATTAATCAGACACACGTTATAACTCCGACAGGTTTTGCAGCGGGTGCGCCTGTGGCCGGCTCCCCAATAATGCTGGTCAAATACAACTTTGCAGCAAATGATCTAACGGGCGCAGCGCCTGTTGCGGGGCAACCTACGATCACTCAAGAACACGTTCTTGGCGCTGACAATGTTCTGGCTGGTGTTATGGTCCTTGATGGGCTGGTCAAGTTTGTTTGGACAGAACAAACGGTTACAGCGGAAACTTGGACCGACCAAACAACTGGCGATGAGATTTGGACCGATCAAACGGTAAGCGCAGAAACATGGACGGAAGCCGCATAGTGTGATATTTTGCACCAAAGGAGTTTAGCATGGCTATTTCGATCACTCGCCCGACCGTGGGGGCTTCAACCGACACATGGGGAACTACCCTCAACACGGGTCTTCAAGCCCTTGAAAGCACGTTAAACGGTACTGGCACTGGAAAAGTAAGAATTGAGCCGGATCTCACGGAAGGCTCATGGTCAATTAACGGCACCGCGGTTGCCTCGACGGCGGCTGAATTAAACAAGTTGAGCATTGCGTCTGTAACTGCCGCAGAGCTTGACCTACTTAACACTGCCGTCAGCAATACAGTCGTAAACTCAAAAGCGGTCATTTATGGTTCAGCGGGTGAAATCGCCAGCGGGGCGATTACAGCAACAAGCTCTGTCACTGGAACCAGCTTTGAAATTGGAGACTGGAAGATCTACGTTTCCGGCACAGATTTAAAGTTTCAGTACAGTAGCGTTGATGTTTTTAAGCTATCGACTACGGGCGAAGTGACCGCAGAGGGTGACATTACAGCATTTGGAAGTGCATAATGGCAATAACGTCCTTAGATAATTTCGGTCATGGCAATACTCCCGTGTCCATGAGCGAGTTACGCACTTACTTCGGCGGCACGAACCCGATTTCTCTTAATGGCTCTTTTAACGGCGGTATTGCTTCTGTTCCTGACACTCTTCCCGCTTCTGGCGCTGAAACGTCTTTTTCCGATTTTCGCAGTCAAAATCGTATTTTAAAAAAGAAGGGAACCACCCAAGTCGTTACCTCTGGCACTTCATGGACGCCAGCGCAATCAAACTGTGTTCAATATAACGTGTATGTTCTGGGTGGCGGCGGCTCTGGTGGGGGATGCTCTACAAGTAGTGGGCGCGAAAAAGTATCATCTGGCGGTGCCGCAGGGGGCGTAGCTTTTCGCAGATATAGTGCACAAGATGATGGAATTACATCGGCCTCTATCTCAATTGGAAGTGGTGGAGCGGGAATAAGTTATCCCTCAAGTTCAGATTATAAAATTACAGGACGCAACGGTGGGACGACTACATTCAACCCAGACGGAACTGGCACAACAATTTCTGCAACGGGTGGAAGTAGGGGCTTCGCTAGTCAATTAGGCACGTCAGCGGGAGAGGCGGCAGGTAGCCCTTTGACAGCAGGTTATGGATATTGTGCCGCATCTTCTGGCGGGACAGGGTCGGGCGGCGAAAGTAATTATACGGGCGGATATGGTGGCGGTTTTAATATAAGCAACGATGCAGCGGCGGTTTCTGGCGGCGGTTCTCCAAATTTAGGTTCTGGCGGCGCAAACGGGATTTCGATAAGCACAATTGGTCAAGCATCAACAGGCACAACGGCGGCACCAACAAAGCCAAGCGAGTGGGGTTCGGATGTCACTGCAACTTTTCAAGGGGGTTCGGGGGTGCAAGATAGTGATGCTTCGGCGGGGGCATCTGACGGGGGTACTAATTATGGCGCTGGGTCTGGCGGTTCTTCCAGTGAAGATGGTGCTGGCTCTACGGGAAATGGCTCGCAAGGCGCAATCTTTGTAACTTATTACGAGTTAAACTCATGACGTATATACCCCTAGATATACCCGCTGGTTTTTACAGAAACGGCACCGACCTAGAGCAATCAAACCGCTGGCGTGACGGCTCACTGGTGCGGTGGCGGGATGGCAGCTTGCGCCCCGTAAAGGGCTGGAGTGAGCGCAAAACGTCATTTAGCACAAACACCATTCGCGGAATGCATGCGTGGGAAAGTTTAGACGGGTCCGTATATCTTGCTGGCGGATCGTACAACGAGCTTGTGGCAATGGTGGGCTCTAACACGCTTTATGATATAACTCCCACCGGAGTAGGCAACGCATTAAACGCAGGCTTGGAAAGGGCTTCCGTAATTACCGGCTACGGGTACGGCGATTATGGCGCAGAAAGCTATGGCAACGAGCGCAGTAATTACGGAAACTACTCAGAGGCGACTGTCTGGTCATTAGACAATTTTGGGGAATACTTAGTCGCGTGCAGTGCGAAGGTGGCTGGAAATGGAGATGGACGGCTTCTTGAGTGGCAGCTTGGATCTGCGGCGGAAGCGGCGGCAATCAGCAATGCTCCGATAGATTGCTTTGGTCTAGTTGTGACGGAAGAGCGTTTTTTGTTTGCTCTCGGCGGCAGGTTTCCGGCGGAAAGCTACGCAAACCCGCGCAAAGTGTATTGGTGCGATCAAGAGGACAATACGACATGGACCGCGGCCACCACGAACCAAGCGGGCAGTCAGGAGCTCCAGACGAGTGGAATGATAATGCAGGGCTTACGGACGCGCGGCCAGACGTTAATTCTTACAGACGTAGACGCCCACGTCGCTCGCTTCGTCGGTAGCCCGTTTATCTTTGGATTTGAAAGGGTAGGCACCGCGTGTGGTGCCATATCGCGCAAAGCCGCAATCGATGTTGATATGGGCGCCTTCTGGATGGGCCAGAGAGGGTTCTTCGCATTTCAAGGAAACACCGTGCAGCAACTGCCGTGCGCCGTGCACGATTACGTGTTTGATGACTTTAACCGTGACCAGCAAAGCCAAATTTGGGCATGGTCAAATGTGGAGTACGGAGAAATTTGGTGGTTTTATCCGTCTTCAAATAGCCAAGAAGTAGATCGTTACGTGGCATACAACTATAACGATAATTATTGGATAACTGGAAACCTGTCCAGAACAGCCGGTGTCCCTCGCGGCGTCTTTAAACACCCGCTCTTAATAGCAACTAATAAAACTGTATATGAGCATGAAAACAGCCTCAGTTACGACGGCGCGGACGTTTTTGCTGAGACTGGCCCAATATCCTTGGGCAACGGCGACCAGACAATGAACGTGATGCAGCTTATACCAGACGAAAAAACGCAGGGCGAAGTCAGTCTAAAATTCAAGACGAGATTTTATCCAAACGACACCGAAAGCACTCACGGGCCATATAGTCCGGCAAACCCAACCGGCGTGCGTTTTGCTGGTCGTCAATTCCGCATGCGTGTGGACGGCACCGCGGGTAAAGATTGGCGCGTAGGCAACATGCGCGTCGATGCGTTTCCCGCAGGTAAACGATAATGCCTATACCAGCTTTGCCTCCAATTGGCCCTGACTTGCGTCAATGGGGCAGACAGATTTCTTTGTATTTGCAAAGAAACTTAGCCAAGCTGGCTTTTAAAACGGCTGACGATAACCCGTCAGAAAACGGCGTGATCCTGTGGGACGATGTAAACGGGTATCCCGTTGTGTCAAAGAATAATGAGTTTCGACAAATAGTCTTAGAGGATGGCCATTACGATGGCACCGTTAGTACAAACCAAACTGCCGCCTCAATAAATACCGCTTATACCTTAACTTTTACTCAAAACTTAGCCTCTGGCGTAACAAACGGAACACCCGCTTCCCGCTTGATTGTGGACGAAGCGGGGCAATATTTAGTAACATATTCCATGCAGATGGCGTCAACGTCTGCCGCAACGGTTACAATGTGGTTCTGGACAAGATTAAACGGCACAGACATTTCCGAATCGGCAATGAAAAACACGTTACATCAAAACGGCTCAACGCTTGTTGTGACTAAGAGCGCAATTTTACAACTTTCGGCTGGCGATTACATAGAAATTATGTGGGCAACTGACAGCACAAGCGGATACTTGGAGGCTTTTGCCGCGACTGCTTTTGCGCCAGCAACACCCTCTGCAACCATATCAATGGTAAGGCTTCACGGATGATTGATAATGTTGTACAATTGAGAGCAAAGCCACGGATCACCGTTCTGCCCGTTGTTGACGAACCTGAGAGGGTGCTGGTAAAGGCATTACCATTGCTGCTTCCCGCGATTGGGGTAAACGAGCGCAACGCCAGTAAAGAGGACGTGGTTGGCGATATTATGAGTGGGCTGTCTTTACTTTGGACCGTTCACATGGAGGACACGCTGGTTGCCGCGTTCATAACGAGCGTCGTGAAGCACCCTCAAAGAAACACCTTACTGCTAGAATATGTAGGCGGCATGGACATGAAATTATGGATTGAGGACGCGGTGCGTATCTTGAAAGAATTTGCAAAGGCCGGAAAGCTCGACGCGATTGAAGCGGACGGGCGTATTGGCTTTTCGAGGATTGCCAAGAAGGCAGGCTTTAGAGAAATGTATAGACACTTCGAGGCGGAGGTTTAGAGATGGGCAGTAAGACTAAAACAAAACAGGAAATGGACCCGATCCAAAAGGAGTTCATTACAGAAACGCTCATTCCCTTTGCAAAGAATATAGCGGAAACTCCTTTCGAGCAATACACGGGCGAGTTTGTCCAGCCGTTTGACCCGCTACAAGAAACTGCATACGGCGGCTACGGCGCTCTTACATTACCCAGCGAGCTAACTGAAGCCGCGGACATATACCGCAGGTTTGCCACTGAGACGCCAGAGCAACGCGCCGCAGATATTAATGCGTATACACAACAGTATACACAAAACATCATCGACCCAACTATGGCGCGCATGGAGCGGCAGCGCCAAGAGCGGATGGTGGATCTCGCGCAGCGCCGCGGCAAGGGATTTGGCAACACCGCATTTGAAACGCGCGCCGGTGCCGAGCTTGGCGCGTATGACGTTGGCATGGCGGAAACTTTGGGGCAGTTACAGACGCAAGGCTACCAAAGCGCCGTAATGCGAAAGGCGGCGGAAGACGCCCAGCGCATGCAGGCGGCGGGCTTACTAGCCGGTACGGGTCAAACGGGTCTTAGCAACCAGCTTGGCATCCTTGGCGCTCAAATGACTGCCGGCGAGGCGGCGCGGAGCTTGGGACAGGCTGACTTGGACGCTCTGTATAGAGAGTTCGGCTTGGCGCGCGCTTATCCTCTGACACAGTTTAGCGTGCTCTCTGGCGCTAATGCGGGCTTCCCAGCGGGTATTGGCACGACGACCACGACGACAGGTGGCCTTGGCACCATGATGTCTGGGCTTGGCAAAGGATTGAGCGCATTCGGCTCTCTTGCGTTTGGCGGGCCAACAGGATTAGGCGGATTTAGCGGGTTATAATTATGGCTGAGAACTTTGATCCACGAACATATGCAAGGCAAATGGCGGGTCAGTACGGGCTTGATCCTGACATATTTACCAAAATGCTTTTCGCCGAAAGTAGCTTCGACCCAAATGCAAAGAGCGTGGTTCGCGGAAAGGATTACGTTGGCTATGGCCAGCTTGGCGCGGCGGCTGCACAAGACGTTGGCATCACAGACAGATTTGATCCAAGGCAAAATATCGAAGGATCTGCAAAATATCTGAAAATGCAGCTTGATGAGTTTGGCAGCTATCCTTTGGCTTTGGCCGCTTATAATGCTGGACCTCAAACGGTAAGGGATAAAGGTGGAATACCTAATTATCCTGAAACTCAGGCTTACATCGAAAAAATAATGGGGAATAATATCATGAACCCTAATCAAAAGACTATAGTTTCTCAAACCGGCGCCCCTCCAAGCGCACCTGTCAACGCACCCATAGACATTGTGCCAGAGAGCATGAGAGAAGGAACGCCAGTAACGCCGGCGCTCTTGCGGAGAATACGTGAAGAGGAAGCGGCAAAAGTTGCATCTCAAGCGGCGGCGCCAGATCCCAATGATCCATATGCAAACCTCTCCAAGACCCAGCGCAGAATGCTTTCATTCGCAGCTATCAAGGACGCTGGGATGGCGTTGCAAGGTCTTGAGGGCAACAGCGTACAGAATTTGCTGTCCGACTTCACCACGCGCTCCGATCAGGCACGTAAGGCGCAGGCGGCGCAGGCGCGGCAACAGATGATGCAGCAAATGTTTGGCGACGATGCGATGAGCGGCGTAGGCGCGATCACCGAAGGTGCAGATCCAATTGAAACTTTACGAGATAGGCAGAAGAAAATTGCAGCCTTTGCTGCTTATAATCCATCTCTGGCGCCGCCGCTCAAATTAGAAATGGATAGAATTGAGAATGACATCGCAAGACTTACCCAACAACAAACGGCAGCAGTTTCTCAGGAAACCGCAATTGACGCCATAAACAGTTTATTAAACTCTCCAAGTCTAAGTAAAATTACAGAATATCGCGGAACTTTAAATGAAATTAAGAACAAAGCTGGACTGGCGCCAGAGTATGCAACTCTAATGGGATATGTTGACCAAATTAAAGGCTTAAACTTTTTGGAAGCATACCAACAATTAAAGGGCGGCGGGCCAATTACCGACATTGAAGGTAAACAGGCCACCGCGGCAAGATCACGTCTAGACGCGGCGCTAAAAGGAACTCCAGAAGACTTACGCATTGCTCTTCTTGACGTTAGAGAATTGTTTTTAGAGGCACAGTCTAAAAACCGAATGTTTAAAAAAGGCCAAGATCTTAGCGACGAAGAATTAAAGTATTTAGAAGAGCCAAAGGAATAATAAAATGGCCGAATACACTGTAGAGGATTACAAAAACGCCGCGCGCCGCGCTGCGGCAGATGGCAAGCCAGACATCGCTCGCAATTTTATTGCAAGGGCGCAAAGGCTTGAGGCTGAATTAGCCGCGCAGGCCCGCGCCGAGCGCCCGTCTCAATTAGAAGAGGCTGCGGGCGTTGCGCTGCCGGCTTTATCTCGCGGATTTACGGAAACTGTAGATTTTATGGGGCAAGCGCCAGACGCTTTAAGCAGAATGCTAGAAAGTGGTGGCTTGCAGGTATTAAAACTTTTAGGCATGGCCCCAGAGGACGCATCTTTACCGCCGCCGGAGGAGCAACAGAGCACCTTAACTGAAGCCATGTCTGAGCTCACTGGTGGATATACAGAAAGAACGGCGCCCGCTGACAACCCTTTAGCACAATACGTTGAAACCGGCATGGAGTTTGGCGGCGGCGCTTTGGCCATGCCTATAGGCGGACCGTTGCGTTCTTTTGCCAGTGTCATGTTGCCGGCGTTTGCAAGTGAAACCGCTGGCCAAGTTGCACAGGAATACGCTCCAGAGTACGAAAGCATCGCGCGCATGGCCGCTGCACTAGGCATACCCGTCGCGCAGGCTCTGGCAACACCGGCGCTGCGGCGCATGGCCATTGGCGACCCGTCAGAGGTGCGCGCATACATGCCAGAAAGTGAACGTGCGCAAAGCGTGAACTTGCTTCAGCGCCTTGGCATTGAAGACATATCCGCAGGCCAGCAACTTGGCTCAGAGCAACTTATGCGGCTTGAGGGTAAGATGAAAGCATCAACGCCCGCAATGCGTCAGCTTGGCGCTGCCGCTGCCAAAGAGGCGGGAATGGATGCTCAGCTTCTAAGGTCAGAAGTTTTGAAAGAAAATAAAGACAGACTTAGAGCAATATTTAACAAAGCGGATGAGGCAATCACGTTGCCTCCCACGACCGAAGAGGCAAGCCGTGCATCCTTGGCGCTCGACAATGCTTTAGACAGTTTAGAGGCTCGAACCGCAAGCGCATTTCCTCGCTTAACGAGGATTACCGACGCAATCATAGATGCGGCGGGCAATCGTAGAGCCATAAATCCAAAAGAAGTTTCTCGCATTAGGAAAGAGCTTGATAGCGAGATGAATTTAACAGTAAAGAGCCAAAGTACAAACGACCGAATTAGATATGAATTAGCCTACGATTTGAAAGAAATACTTGACGACATGATAATGCGTAGCTTGGCGCAAAATAATCCGGCTTTGGTGCCGCAACTTATTACTACCAGAAATCAGTATAGGGCGCAGCTTACACTTGAACGTGCGATGAGTAGGGCGGGCTCAGATGCACGCACCGGATTATTAACCCCTGAAGCTCTGGCAGGCGCCCTGCGCAGACGCGAGGGCACAAGTTTCACTCTTGGCACCGGCAGCGAATTGGCAAAGATAGGCGCGGCTGCGGAAGAAGTTTTGTCTGCGCTGCCCACTGTGACTGAAGGGGGCGTGCGGTCTGGGCTGCTTGATAAGATTACATCGCCAATTAGCTCAACGGCAGCGGCGACTATGCAGAGCACGTTACCACTGCAAGCCGGCGGGGCAATCCCAACGGAGCTCGCTAAGCGCGTTTTGCGCCAGACCGGCGGGCTGCTTTCTGTTCAGTAGACTGCAACTCCTTAATCCGCATCTCCATTTGTTCTATGAGTATGGCGGCTTCCTCGCACGCGCGGTGAAGCGCATTCTGGTTCATCACGCGGTGCGGGCGCTTCAGCTTGTCAATAAGCTCTCTGTACTGGTCTTCACCCATCGTATCCTCCTAAAATATTACGTTAACTTGTTTTAAACATTATTGTGCTTCTTGTGAAGTATGTGTAAAGCTATTGGTGTAGAAGGTTGTTCTTTTACTTCTCCTCCCCTGTTGGACTGGCCCTGCTTTCGAGCGGGGCCATTTTTTTGTTGACCGCCTGTTCACCACATGTTAACAAGGGGTATCAGGAATGGAGAGAAGAATGTCCTACATCGAAAACGAAGACGCCTACCAACGCGCAATCGCCCGCCGCATCAGAGGGAATGCCAACAAGACACGTTACAAGAAGTGGCTTGAGGAAAATCCTGAC